GTGAGTGGCACCAGAATGGTGACTGCAGCCCCTGGCGCGCCAGTCAACTTCAACTCTAGGTTTATCCACTGTGGCTGTGTTAGTGTAAAGGTACCTCCAGCACCCACATTAATAGACACATGGCCAGCAATTGCCTCATCCAAGCCATCAAACGTCTGGTTGACAGTAACATCCTTACTGGCCTGGCCAGCAATCAGATGGGACAAACCTAGATTTGGAGTCGCACTCATTAGACAGCTGCTCCCTCAGCGAACCCTCTGCCCACAACACCGCTCATCATATAGACATTAAGATTGACCACAGACTGAAGCGACCCAAAGTCCGTAGTCTGTTGTGCTGCACTGTACGCAACACTTGGTGTACCACTAACCAGCGTCCTCAACACTGTACCACCAACACCAGACAACACATCCACTTGGTACGCCTCACTAGTCTCACCCAACGGCACCTCTGTAATACCATCTGCCCAGCTATTGTCCCCACCAATTCTGGTCCTCCTCACCCAACTAACAGTAAGATTGCCACTGCCATCCCTACTCCCAGCTACATGGCACACTGCATACGGCTTCAACCTATTGCCCTGCTCAGCAAATGTCACTGGACCAGACTGCACACCAGCATCAAAGCTTACAGCTTGGTACTCCTTGGACACTCCTATATCAACAGTACCCTCTGACCATGACACCTGTGCCCCAGCTACCAACACAAACTGCTCACCCACCACATGAGTATTAATCCATGGGTCCGTGCCACGCCTACCCCTAGTCATGCCACCACCCAACGTATAAGTGCCATCCCCATTATTGACCACAGTCATAAAGCCCACAAGCTCACCACCCACCAACGCCAAATTTGCCCCATTCAGCACTGCCAACTCATTCGTCGCATTAACCAACAACTGGGCCCCAGTCTGTGGCCTCACCGTGACACTAGACACAATGTCCCATGTTGCCCACGCCCCCGGTACAGGTAACACCGTAGTAGTGTGGCCAATGCAGCTAGCCTGTGGAATGGACGAGAATGGCGTGAACGTGACACCACCATCCACACTCCTATTGACATCAGCCCCAGTCCACTCTTGCAACGCAATCGATGGACCCCCAGCCATGTAAAAGCCAGGTGCTCCAGTGTCAGCATCAGTTAGTGCAGGCGTGTCAAACAAGTCCAACAGCGTGGGACTAACAGCTGGCAAACCCTGAGGTGTGTAGATGTACGCTGACACATCAGAGAGTGACTGCTCCTCAGAGTGGTTGAGGTTGAATGATGTAAACTTGAAGTACACAGGTGACCCAGCTATCCCAGGTGGATATGCCCAAGTGAATACAGCTTGGTCCTCATTACCCCTATAGTTCAGCCAGGCAAAGATGCTCACAGAGGCAGCATGAGATGGCGCACTAATACCCACACTCCTGTTGACAGACCATATGTCCCACGCTCTGTATAAGTCTGTGCAGTTGTACTGAAAGCTACCAGTACCAGTGGCCACTGTGGCGAATGTGAAGAACTCTGCATTGGTGCCATCAGAATTAGCCAGCACAGCCATATTGTAACCCTGGCTCGCCTGGCCATCACTCACTGACTGCACCACACCAACGCTCTCACTCAAGTCCAACTGCATCGTATTAACATTGTCAGGGGGTATGCCATTGAACGCAGGTAAATCCGCCAACAGCACGCCCATCTGTGCTGCCTGTGTCACTTGGCCAAGGCGCTGATACGTTGAGCCATCCAACGAGTACCACACCGAGCAGCCACCCCACTGAAAATTGCCAGATGCGCCAGACACAGCAATCCTCACTACAGCCTGCCCACCAGTACCACCTCCAGACTGCTTTACCAGCTGTGGTGACACTTCAAATATCAACGGCCTATTGACATTCAGCAGCTTGCCAGGGTCAGTGTCTGGAGGTGGCAACTCACCAACTGGCTGCCCACCATAGTTGGCACCCTCCAAGTTGCACACGCCCAAGTCCTCACACGTGACCACTAACTCTTCATGTTCATCCAGCTCCACCTCAGTGACCCTGACAGGTGCATTTACCATACCTAACTGCGCATCAGTCAGCGGCCATATGTCCAACGGGTCTAGCCATATATACTGCTGACCCAGTTTGAACTGATACGTGTTCATCACGTTCAGTCCTCTCTGCAACTGGAGCCATGCCACCTTATATCCTACATCCAACCTTGCAATTTCATGGTATGCCTTAGGCTGAGCAGGCCTCTGAGAGTACACGTCAATGTCTGACTGTGACTTAGCCATGACTGGAACTACTTTATAGTTGTCGCTCCTGTTTATCACCTCCAGTCTAACTTCGTTAAACCTATCAGCTGGCAACTGCCTCGTCACAGTAACAGGCTCTTCAGGTCTATCAGGTGTCACCAAGTAATCATCATCACTAGTAGAGGCGACAACAGGTGTCAAGTTAGGCGTGAACGTGCCATCCACCGATGACACTGCCTGGTCATAGTACGGGACAATCTTCAGCAGCCCGTCAGACCACACAGCCTGTGCCATCGTCTCTTCCAGAATCTGCTTCATCCACTCAGCTGCTGACTTCTGCTGGTCCATTAACGGCGAAAGCAATATGCCCACTGCCAAGTTAGCACTAGCGTAATAACTCCAGTCAGCCACATTAGCAGCAGGAAAGTTAGCACCATGCTTCGTGTCAGTCAAGAAATCATACAGTACCCTAGATGGCTCAGCGTCCAAATGCCCACCATAAGGCAACAGCCCGGTCACCTCCAAATTGACCTGTGGAAATGAGGATGATGACCCCAACGACCAATTACTCTTACACAGCAGTGCCACACCACGGTATGCCAATGCTTGCTGAATGTGGTGTGACCACAGCCAATCCCAAGGGTTCTGCGCATAGTCACCCTGGAATACTACAAAGTTATGTTGGACCCAGGTGTTATCCCGCTTGTTCAGTCCAGTGCTGTCCTGATACCACATCACACCATCAGATGTAATCTGGCCAGTACACAACGCCATCACCACTGATGCGTAGTACAGATTGTTACCAGTGACCTGACTGCCCCCACCCTTGCCACCTACCCTGTTCTTCTGGACCACTACCTGCCAGTCACCCACCCATATCATGTTAGGTGACAGCCGTCGTGTACCATACAACAGAGGTATGGGCAACACATAGCTCGCTGACTGTGGCTTGTAGTACTGGACATTCTTAGGCTGTCCAGCCCTACTTCCACCCGGAAGCAGACTACTCATTTACCACACTGACCACACACCTTCACAGAAGAACTGAGACAATGGTGCCCTACCAGTATCCACAATCTCCACCAAGTGGTCATCCTTCCATGCATGCACTACATGAGGAAAGTTCACCACTATAGCACCATGACTAATAGGTCTGCCACACACACACTTGCCATGCCTACACTCCACCTTATGCCACCTATACAGGAGGATGTCCCCAGTCAACGGCGCCCTAGGCTCTTCCACCTTATGTGCATACTGCTCCACTACCCTCAGGTAGCGCTCCTCACTGCTGTGCATCCAGAAGTCTTCAGGATAGAACTCTGGCCTGAACTTCCGTATGATGCCAGCCCTTGCAAATACCTCTATCAACAGCGTAGCACAGTCAAAGCCTACCTCAGGTGTCTGGCCCATATGCTGGTAAGGACTGCCCACCAAGTCAAGTGCAGTGTTGCCCACTAACAGCCTAGGGGCATCCACATCGACATTAGAGAGCCACTTCTGGTTGAGGTACTGCGTTGAATCCACCATAATTTAACACATTGTTGAACTTGTCATTGCATGTTCTGGCATCCAATGCACAGCCAGCCCATGCATTGAATGTATCACCCTTAGCAGGTGCCAAAGGCAAAGGAGACATTAACACAGCATACGCCACAGCCACATTGGTAGGTGCATTGATGCCTACCTTGTAATGGTCTGCAACCTGTACCTCATTGAGCAAGTAGGGGTAAATGGCAAACTCCTGTAAGTAGCCATGATACCACTGAATGAAGTCAGTAGGCGAAATGCGTGCAACATTGCCTATGACAAAGTTAGTCCATGTCAGTGGTATGGACTGGTCTGAAGTAGCTCCAGCACTCAGAACACCATCCACATACACAGAGATGACCATTGCACCAGCAAAGTTGACCACTACATGATGTGTCTGATTAGCAGTGACACTGACAGGTGCACACAGTGGACTCCTGAACGCCTCCTCAAACCCCCCAGTGCTCCTCCCATAATCGAAGTTCCTCACAGGGTGGGCACCACCAGAATCAAACACCCCCACAAATGTCGACACAGCCGGAGATAGCCAAAACTCTATACAAAAGCCACCAAACCCAGGTGATAGGTTAGCTGCAGGCAGGCCCCCAGAGAGGCCACTAAAGTCAATGTACCCAGTGCTGCCATCGAAGTTGGCAGAGTGCATCGCATCACCCACAATCAAGCCAGTGTTACCAAATGACACACCTCCATGTACTGTCCCATTATAGGCATTTGACGTAGAGTCATTGGCATTGTTGCCCAACCTCATATACAGCATAGGGCCATCGTTCAACACGACACTACTGTACGTCCTGCTGCCCGACGTGTAATGCTTCCTTATTGTCCTAGACACCCCAGTGAGTCTGCCAGAGGTGAACTGTATAGACCCCAGCCCTAGCCAGTTGAAAGGCAACGGTGTGCTGGTACCAGGTAATAACATGTCTGACAACATTATGGACATGTTAGAGCTGCCAGCTAGTACAGCTCCACTCACCTGATAGTTGGACTTAACGACTGTGCATCCATCGCTATACAACGCCCACCTACAGCTTGGCTCAAACACAGTCCTAGGCATCTGTATGTTCAACAGCTCAGTCAGTGAGTGTAGCTTCAATGTGATGTTGAGTCGTGCAACATCAATCTCTGCCACTCTGCCCACAAACAGGTTCACGCCGCCTCTGCCAGCCAGGTCAGCACTAAATGTACCATCAGGCAACCAGTCAGTGCCCAGAGTAGGTGGATTCGAGAAGTACACCCTGTCAATCCTGACCAGTCCACCATCCCACATCCCAGCCACAGCCGCAGCCTGGTATGTCAAGCCAGCGTTGGCTAGGTCTTTACTGCCAGCAGCAATCTTCAACTCAACTTCACTCACCTCCAAGCCCTGTGTCCACTTAATGTTGCCTCTGTTCAGGCGTGGCCCAAGTGACATGTACCTACTAGAGTTGAAGACCACATCCTGATTGAATGATGTGAGGTTCAGCACAGTGCCATCAACAAAGGTGAACTTGTACAAGTCAGCCATCAATGGCGCACGTGTAGCTTGCAAGAATGACTTCAGTACATTTGATATGGACTTACTCATCACCCGGGCCAGAACAGAGGGGGCCGGACCAGAGGGCCCAAGAGGGCCCAGAACAGAGGCCCCCCGACCAGAGGCCCTTGAATGGACTGCCTATAGAGGGTGTTAACGCCAAAGATGTGTGGGGTACCACTACCTAAGCACTGACACTGCCTCTATCTTCTTGGCAGCGTACAGGTTGTATGCAAATTCCTCAAACTCATCACTGTCATTGAGGAAGCGCATCCTGTAATAGTACTTACCAGACCATGACAACACAGCATTGAGGGCAGGTGCACTACTAAAGGTTACCATGCCATTGCCATCTACTACAGGTGCTGGTACAGGCACTACACCATTGACCCATATCTTAGGTGTACCATTCAAGTCCTTGATAGGCACAGGCACACCATCCCTTACTCCACCAAACATCCTGGCCAACTGAAACTGCGTCGTGTGGCCATCACCCAACCCAAATTGCTCACCTAACAATGGCTGGCCACTCTGTGTAGCAGTCATAGATGTGATGTACAATGGCCGTGCCAATGCAGGTGCAGGCGTGACACTAATCAAGCCATTCGTGTCCAAAAAGCCCTGTGCCACTGGTATGCCTGCAAATGTACCCAATGACCTCAGTCCATATGGTGTCTGGTCCCAAAACAGCAATGGAGCACTTGGGAACTGTGCCTGCCATGCAGCATTAAACGTCGTCTGCCACAAGTACCTACCATTAGGCTCCCCTTGACCAAACTGATACAAGCCCACAGTGTTGTCATTCCAGTCATCATACAGCCACTCTCTGCCAGCTCCATTCTGCCTCAAGAAGAAGCCAGCCAAGACAGCCCACTCATTCTCAGTCAACGCCCCACTATCATACAACGAAGCAGGCCTCATCACCTGTCCACTATAACCATACCTGCCCAACACATTAATGCCCAAGCCCTTGGCAGCCCTCAACACCTCATAAGTGAGCGTGTACGTCCATATTGGGTTGCCTGCAGACCTCAGTGACAGCCTCCTCTCTTTGCCACTCACTGACCTCTGTATCACTGTCTGCCCAGCCTGTGGACTCTTCATCAATGACCATGACAGTCCAGGCAGCATAGGGAACAAGTCAGGCCCCACAGGTAATGGCAAGCCCATACCCTTAATAGCCACCTGTGCCCCATACCAATTGACTGCACCATTGGCCACAGCATTCCTACCACTCGTGGCACTGGGGTTTGGCTGGACAAAGAAGCTCACCAATGACAGCCCAAGGCTCTGAGTTGCATAGTCAATGGACACTCCACCAGCATCCAGAGAGCCTACAGGACCATTAAGGGCAACAGCACCAACTTGAGTAGAAAAGTCACAGACCACAACATCATTAGCAACAGTAGTAACCAAGCTAGGCCCTACATAACTAGACACACTAGGGCTAAGGCCATCGCCCACACCTCCATCAACACCCAGCGTCGCACCATCCATGTCAAAGAATACAGCAATGGACGCCCTGACTGCCCCAGTGAACGTATATGACGCAGGCTCCCCTGCAGCATTCCTGCCCATTGCGGCATAATGTGCACTATCCTGTGTCATAATAGTGCTCCACCCACTAGGCAGCACCAAGAATGAGCCATGCAAGAACGAAATCATCAAATCCCCAGTCACCACACTACTTGGCACAGGCACAGTCGTATTAGGTGAATTATGAGCCACTGATATGCCACGCAACATCACCCTCTGGCCAGTAGGCACAGTGGTCTTAAACGCAGCAGTGAAGCCCATCCACCCAGCACTACCACTCGCATTGGCCACTCCAGCAGTTGCAGCACCTCTCTGCACAGGATAGATGCTGCCACCAGCAGTGATAGAACTAATACTGCCAGAATATGCCAACGGACTGCCCAGCCCAGGTAATGCAAATGGCCCACCATGCAACACCCAATAGGCCATCACCAATTCCCACGCATCAGCTCCTGTGCTAGGCGTCAGTGTAGACACAGCAAACGACGTGCCAATGCCATTATTGGAGCCAGCCCCATCAAAATCCACACTAGCTCCACCATCATCAAACACTGCCAGCACACCACCCCACGACGTGGGTGAACTGCCACTCACCCCGAATGACCACGATGGTGGCTCACCACTAGCATACTTGCCATACAGCGAGCCCACCATGTACTCACCAAACCCAAATGCATAGTTCTGGTCTGGTGCCAACCTGAACCAACCACTAGGCGCACTAAAGCCAGTGCTGCCAATCAAGTCACTAATCAGCACACTCACCAACAGATTGCCATCAGCCAGCCCAGGTGGCTTAGCCAAAGTGACACCAGTGGTGCCCGTGGCCACAGTCATCTGTCTCCAACACAACGCCACTACATCCCCCTCAATGACCTTACTGATGCAGCCATCGCCCTACTCACCACATGCTTATTCCTGTCAAAGAACTGCCCCACACTCTTGCTGTCCATTGCATGCACATTAATAATCGCAGTGTTGCCCCCTCCAGGTGGTCCAGGCTTAAATGCTCCAGTCTCAGACCTCTGGCCAGTGGCAGCATTCAGCAACAAATGCGTCAATGGCACAGGCAGTATGCCCTCACCAGGATGTACAATAGCCGGCACTCCACCACCAGCCAGCACACCAGCACTCGGGACAATGCCACCCTTCTCAAATGCCATTGACATGGCGAACGCTTCTGCCGCTGCTGCAGCACCAAGAGCTGGCCCTATCAATGGTATCCATGCCAACGCAGCATACGCCCCAGCACCTGCCACCCTCGCATACTGCAACTGCTGTGTCTGTTGCTGAAACAAGGTAGCCACCAACATCTTCAAGCCAATAGCAATAGCCTCCTCTGCCAAGCTCTTCAACAAGCCCACAGCAATCTGCGTCATCGACTGATGGCCCTCAATAATCTGCCTAAACAGTCCCTGAAACTGATTGCCTATCCTCGTGGCCAGCTCCTGCGTCTGTGCCATCTGCTGCTTGTTACCATCATCAACAATCCGCTGCCTCTCTGCCTGGTACTTCTGCTCAATAGCCAGCTTCTGGTCAGCCAAGGCCTGGTACTCCTTTGTGTCAGCCTTGTAGTTGGCCATCTTGGCAGTCAACGCCTTCAACTCCAACGCCTCCTCCTCATTGACAAACTTCAGCTCATCCGTATTCATCTGCTGATGGCTCACCAGCTTCATGTCCACCAGCGCCTTCTCATGATCCTCCTGCATCTTCAACTGGTTCATCTCAGCCTTCGTGATGTCATCAGTCTCCCTATTGTATATCTCCCTGGTCTGGTTGAACCTAGACTGCTCTGCCTGTAACTCACCAGCCGCTGCCCTCGTAGCCTCCCTTGACCTAGCACCAAACAGCTTCACTGCCTCATCAAAATCCTTCTTTGCCGCCTCCACCTTCACGTCCGCTGTATCGCCAGCCAACAGCACCTCCAGCCTTTGGTCCTCTTCAAAGTCAGCCAACTGCTTCCTATGCAACTCCTCCAACTTCTTTGCAGCAGCCTCTGCCTCCTTTGCCTTCCTGGCATCTGCAATGGACGTATCAAGACCGCCAGCTCCACCCCCAGTCGGCTCGATTTTGGGTGCAGTTCCAGCAGTCTTTATCATGTTGTCAAAGAAGGTGTTGATGCTCTTGTTCATCCTGTCTACATCACTCTCTACACCATCAGCTCCCTTCTTCCACTGACTAGAGAAGTCAGTTAGTGGATGCAATGCAAAGTTAATGATGCCAGGAATGACCAACAGCTTATAGGCTACACTTAGAATCTTCTCCATTGCAGCAGCAATCGACTCAAGGTCCTTCACAGCATGATAGGCAGCATCTGCCACAGCCAGTGTAATGTCCCTTAGTATCTTAATCAACTCAACACTTGCTGCCCTAGCCCTCTCCTGAAAGGTCTGACTCTGATTCACAGTGGCCCCAAGACCAGCCAACACCTGTGTCAAGCCCTCAGTCAACGCTCTCAATGCAGGCGTGAACAATGCAGTCAAAATCATCTCATCTTGCTTAACAACAAACCCCAGCTTATTAAAGTCCTCCTGTGCCGCTACCAGGCCTGCCACAGTCTGGTCATTCATCACAATGCCCATGTGCTCCAGCTCTTCACTTAACTCCCTGAGCTGGCTAATGGGCTCTATAAACATCATACCCCTAGGACCAAACAACTCACCAAACGCCTGTCTCGCCTTAGCACTGGACGGTCCCATCCTGTCCAATGCATCACCCATCTTCAACAGCATATTATATGGGTCGCCACCCAAGTCAGTGACACTAATACCCAACGCCCTCATGCCAGCCTCTGCCCTCTTAGACCCCGACTCAGCACTCAGCATCAGGCGCTCTACCATCATGGGCAACCTTTCCAACGGCACCCCAGTGGCAGCAGATGCATACTGCAACTTCTGCATCTCTTCAATCGTCACACCAGTCTGCACTGCCATCAAGTGCATCTTCTCAGCCGCCTCAGTTGCTCCCTCAATCACCTCCTTACCCATCTTGAACGCTTCAAACACTCCCCACGCCTCAGCCACCTCCTTCAGCTTATCCTTCAGCTCATCCCACCTACTCTCCTGTGAATCAATATCCTCCTGCACCTTGTCAGTCAGCTTGTCCATGGCACTGGACATCTGTGAAGCAGCATCCTGCACAGCACTGGTGGCAGCCTGCATATTAGCATTGAACTGGTCAACTACAGCAATCAGTTGTACAGTCAGGTCATCTGCCATTTACAGTACCACCTATAGCCAAAACATCCGCTACAAGGTCATCCACCGTAGCTTCCTTGTACGGCTTATAGCCTGCCATAGCAATTGCCAACAGCTCCAACGTCACAACTGGTGGAGGATGTCTGTTATGCTCATTCACCATGTACCACAACTGTGGTACAGTCAGTTCATTTTCAACGTACTGCCAGGTCCATCCAGTAAAACTGCAGATTCTGGCGATGAGCTTGTCCCAGTCTTGCTCTGACTCTGCTGAGGGTCCACATGCTCTGCACCAGCCACCTCCTTAACCTCATTGACCCTAGTTATCGCAGTCAATGCCGCCACCAGCTGGCTGGGCAACATATTATCCTCAACCAACGCTCCAGTCATCTCTGGATAATTGACCTGCAATGCCACAGCAACAATCGAAGTGGCAGCATCATACCATGGCTCAGTCATCACCTCATGCTCAGTCAGCGCCTTCCTAGAATTGGACAGCTTCTTCCACTGTCTCACTCTACATGGCGCCACCACGAACTGACTATTGCCAATTGTAATGGTCTCGCCATCCTCCAATGGCTCCCTCTTCCTACCACTATAAAACTCCATCAGTGTGGCTCCATGACAAACCCTTGTGGCACAGGTGGCGCTACAGCAGCCCTCGATGGCATACCACCCAACCCTGTCGTACCACCCATGCCAGCCCTAACCGTCCACGGTGAAGCCAACGGTGTATGCTTCACCACACTAATACTGCGCTGCTGCTCCTCCCCAGTGAATGGCGCAGAGTTAGTCGTGCTTGTCGGATTGTTTGGCATCATTCACCTCCGTCACATAAACATGGTCAATTCTCTCATATGGGACAAGTAATAACTGCCTACCCTCGTCATGCTCCCTAAGGTAAATCTCCAGACACTTTCCCCCATCCTTGTGCAACACGTGCTTTGCCAACTCTGGAACAGCCCACGCTGTGCCGTCCACGCGCAGTATCTCCACGTGATACCTACGCTTGGACCTCTTCTCCCACGAATCCATTGCTACAGCTCAGCGAAGTACATGTCCATCACTGAGACACCAGTGATGCCAGTGGGCTCAAACACTGAGAAGTCAAACTCTGGAATGTTCCAGTTGTCAATCTTGGACGCATATGACAGCTTGGTGGACTTGGCATTGTAAATCGACATCAAACACCACTTGCCACCATACCTGCCCTGATAGTCAATCTCAAACACTGCTGCTCCACCAATCTCCTGCTGTGTCAGTGACACCAAATAGCCAGCAGTGGACAACACATACCTATAGTCCATGTACACGACCAAGCCCTGGTCACCAGTAGTGAACGTGTAAACACCAGGTGACGCAGTAGGTGGCTCAATCACACTATAAGTACCAGCCAAAGTGGGTGCACTACCTACCCTCGTCAGCTGGGTACCATTGGCATACCTCACACCCATGTCCATGTCAAAGGTGCCAGTGGCAGGTGGCGCAATGGTGACAGTCCATGGCGTAGCGGCAGGTATCGTATGCTTCTCATCATACGCCACAATCTTCTGCCCAGTCACCGGCCCTGCAATACCAGACGCCATCGTCATATTCACCACATTGGCCTGGTGCTGTGCAAACTTGACCTTGCCACTAATCTTCCCTGGACCACTGCCCTCTTCCAATGGTAGCCACGAGCCACCATGCAGCTCCTTCACAGCCCGCTCAATGTCCAGCGACACTTCCTGCACCGCCCCAACTCTCTTCACCAACGGCACAGTCAGCGCCACTCCATTCACATCAGACAGCTGCTTTATCCACAGTCTGCCTGGACCAAATTGATATTGCGACATTACACCTCCTTACGCTCCTATCAGTGGCTCCATGTCAATAGCCACCACAGTAATGGACACACCCTGTGCAGCAGCATGATTCATTGTCGCTCTGCCAGCTATCCAAGTATCCCTGACCAAGCCTCCCAGCGTCTGTGTCTCAAATGGCTCAGCAGGCCCTTGGCCATCTACACTAACATTGGTGCACAACGCCTGCTCCAATGCCTGTAGCAACTGAAACAACTGCTTCTCAGGGTCAACAGCAGCATCCTCACTATCCCTCGTATAAATGAACACATTGGCACTCATCACTGTGAACCTGGGTGCACCCAACGCCAACCTCTTAGTGTCCTCAGTGAACGACCTCACTATAACTGCAGGCAACTCCAAGTTGTCAGACACCAGCATCCTGCGCCCAAAGTAAATGCTCAAGCCAGGCACCACCATAGTCTGCACCAATGCAAACAGTGCATCCATAATGGACTTCCTATCAATTGGCTCATTCACTAGAGGTTATCCACTACCTTCTGTATAATACCCAGCATCCTCTCCCTCGTGTCCTCAAATGCCAAGTGCATGTACTTATGCGGCGGTATCCTCACCCTCAACGCCAAAGCAAACACTGGCGTGAGCGGCCCTCCCTTCACCACACCCAACAACAAGTTTCCCAGCGTGACAGACCTGTCAAAGCCCAACAGCCAAGGATTGTCTATGAACTCCCTTGCCGTGAACCTAGCCACACCTCTGGCAGTCATCGCAGCTTCCAATGGCACAGTCAAATGCACAGCCACCCTTGGCTCTACATCGCCACCAAACTCCTGCAACGCAGCATACACAGCATTGACACCCACTACACCTACCATGCCATTAGGCGTGACCTCAGGTCTCTCAGCCACAGCACTACGCCTCAGCATGCCAGTCCTAACACCCTGTGGGTCACCACTCAAATTGTCCTTGACCTTGGACAACAACACCAGCTCAGCTTCCCACAATGCAACAGCAAGCTTTGCCTGCACCTCCTCTCTAGCCCTCTGGAAGTGCTCAGCAATCCTCTCAGTGCCAACTATGGTATACTTTATGCCAGCCATGGGTGAAGACACCCAACCAGAGGTTAGGACTTAGTAGCAGAAGGAGCAGGGGGCTTGGGCGTCATTGGGGACTTCATGGCCGTCTGGCCTGCATTGAACGCAGCCTCCATCACCTGCGTCAACTGCCCCTCAATATAAGGTACCTGCTGTGGCGGCAACGTAATGCCAGCATTGTCAGCCAAGTTATTGATGAAGTTGCTTATCAATTGGTTCTTGTGCAGATCATCCAGCATTTAACACCTCACTCAAGCAAACCTGTACGTTGCAGACCTGTACGTGTTCAACATGGTCTTGACCATTGGAGGCACATCTTCCTTAGAGAATGACACCCTCTCTGGCCCTTGACCAGTTGACTCATTGGCAATGTTCCTATGCCTCTTCAACCAATAGCCAGCAGTCTCAGCAGCTCCCTCAGTCAAATCAAATGGCAACAAAGGCGCTCCAGCCACTGTCACACCTAATGCAGTCTGTCCAGGTGTCTGAAAGCCAGCACTATACGTAAAGGAACAGTTCTGTATACCACGCTGGAACTTCAGTGACCCATACACCCAGCCAGCCAACGCCACTCCAGACTGGTAGCCCCTCAGATACACCATATCAGTATCAAACAGTGCTCCACTGGAAATCTGGTCAGTCACCACCAATATGGGAGTGCCATTTATGACCACACTTGACAGTGCCCACACAGGCCTTTGCCTGAACACCATCCTATTCTGGTCATTACCATTACGTGTCTCAGTAAGATTGGCCACTGCAAAGAACACCCTGGAACAATAAGATGAGAACCACCTACTTGCAGCAGTGACCACCATCTGTACCAAGTCAGGACTAGTGCTAGTCTCAGTGTTATATGTCTCAGTGACATCAGAGGCCAAGCACAAGTCCCACTGCTGTGGTTGATAGGCCATCTCTCCCTCACTTCCTAGCAGCTACCTCCGGGGCAGCAGTGGACTTCTCCGCACGTGCCACCTGTCCAGTTGCCACTGCCACTGCTGGCTCCAGCTGAAAGCCATGAGCAAACAGCTGCTCGTGCTCCTCCTTTGACAAGTCAGTAGGAAAGCTTTGAATCTTCCCATTACTGTCACTGACATACTCCACGCCTCTAAAGTTGAGGCCATCATTTGACGTTCCTGGTATCCTTACCAGTACACCCATAACTAGCTCCTCAATGCCTTTGCTGAAACAAAACTTGGTGGACTAGCAGCCTGTGCCATAGATGTTGGGTCAGGTACAGTGATGACAGGTGCCAACAGTGTAAAGCCATGTGCCTGTATCTGTGCCAACTCATCAACGGTCAAATTGTCAGGGAAGCCAGTAACCTGAGTAGCAGCACCAAACACATACTCTACACCCCTGACACTCAAGCCATCATTGCCACTCCACCCAGGCAGCCTTATAAGTGTCGACACATCGCACCTCCTCAAGGTGCAGGCTGTTCAGGCTCTGCCCATTGCATTATTGCATCAGCCACCTGTGGCATAGTATGCCTGATAGCGTCCATTACCTTCTGGTCAGCCTTCAGCGCCTCAACATCATCACCAGGCTGCTGCGGTGGCAACACACCAAAGCCCAACACCCTGTACACACCAAAGATGTACTTCGCTGCAGTGACCTGGTCATTGGGGTATGCCATCAATATCGCATATGCACACCCCATCAATGCCACCTCATTGGGCACTGCAGGATTAGGCACAAAGGTCATGCCCAGCGATGAAGTAGTACCATCAAACACAATGTTCTGAACTTCCATCAAAGCTTCCCCTTAAAGCACTCCTCAGAGCGCCACTAGTTATCAACCATTGCCAATGTTGCTAAGCACTGCAAATCCAGGGTAGAAGTAGCACTGCAGCACACCGCGGAAGTACACTCCATACTCACCAGACCGTGTGAATGGTCCCCATGCAATCTCATGATAGTCCAACTGCCCTCTCATCCTCAACACATCCGGCACATTCGCATTGGGGAATGGTAGCTTGTGTGTCTGGAACACCATCGTGCCAGGCGGCAAGTACGGGTGCAGCCTCACAGGAATATTGACTGGGCCATTCGCACTGTACTTATTCAGCAGGAAGCCCACCACAACACCAGCAGGCAGTGTCCTGATGGCAGCCTGCCTAGTGCTCATGTCTGCAGCATCCAACAGGAACCTCAACAGTGGTGTGCCACTCGATGCAAACACCTTATCTGTCATGTTGCCCAACTCCTGGGCAGCAATCCAAATCGTATCGCACGAGCCCTGCCATGAGTTCCACATCTGCAGGAAGATGTTGTCCACTTCCTTGATGTTAGCAGATGCCCCAGCAGTCATCGGTGTGCCAGTACCAATCACACCAGTGGCCTGATTGACATAAAACGCCCCATTCCCCGGAATAGCACAAAAGGTGATAATGCCATCCTGGCCAATAGGTGCATTGTTATAGGCACTGTTGTCAGCACTGGGCACATTGTCAGTGCCATCACCATTAGCACTCACTACCACAGAATTGATTGTGGTCAGCGAGTAGAACGTGGCAGTGGCAGCACCCACAGCAACATACCACGCATACCCCACAGCCCCTGGTATAGCCACTACACTAGCAGTCGCGTTCTGACCAGTACCAGTCAACGTAGTGGACGCATCCACTGATGCATTGGACACACCACCAGCAATAGTCTCAGCCACCGGACCAGCAGCTAGTGTGGCACCCACCACCGTCCTGTTAACCACCGGAATCGGCACATTGCCATTGCGGATGGCCCGCTGATAGCCCTCCAACGTCAACGCACAGCACCTCACATGTATGACGTTGCCTGTAGTAAAGGCACTCGTGGTGGCCGAGTCGTGTGAGACAGTGATAGAAGGCTGGCCCAACAGCAACGAATTGTTACTGCCAAGGTCAGATACCTCTTCACTAATCATCAATGCCCAAATAAGGTTGGCCACCACCCTGGCATCAATATCGTCATAGCCCACTGCAGCCAGTCTGGCTTCCTCAGTGACCGAGTCTTCCAAGCCAAAGGTGGCATAGGCAGCCATCCTATTAACCTTGGTAGTGGTCACTGCACCACCACGTCTGCCCTCAAACACCACAGATGGCATCCATGTGGTATTGATGCCCGTGATAGCTTGCCAGTGCGTGGCAACATCCCCCTTGTTCCTGGAGAATACCCTGGGGATGTCATTCCTTATGGGCGTGTTCACAGGAAACAGCGACTTGACCTCTGCCTCCAAGTCATATGCCTGAGGTCCATTAGCTGTGGTTATAGCCTTGCGCAGGTCATCACTACTACCGATGGCCTTCACCAAGGCATTTATGGTCTCTTGAGACAGGTCTGCTACCGCTGGATTCATTACACCTCCCATGGGCCAAGAGGCCCAAGACCCAGAAGAATGGGGTTAGTTCAGTAAATCAGTGATGTTGTTGATGACCTTGCCGCCCCTCTCGTGGCGCTTCTGCACCGTGTCGATGATGTCATCAGCACCCTTGACCTCAATCTTGTTCAACACCTGATGCGGTCCAAGTGACCCAGGATTTTGCTTGGCATCTGTCGTGGTGGGTGGCGTGGTCACTGCAGGATTCGGCACCACCTGAATCTGCTGAGGCCTGTTCAGCATCTTCTCAATCATCTCCTGCTGGGCCTTGACAGTCTGCTTCAGTGCCTTCACCAATGCCATTGAAGAACCACTCATACCCATGGACTTCCTCATCTCCACTGCACGGCACTTGGCTCCAGCTGCACAGAACATGTCATGCAAAGCCTTGAGCACCTTGCGGTCCTCTGGACTGTACCTGCCCCTGCCAATGAGCGCAGTAATCTCAGCCTTCACCAATGTATCAGTGTTCAGGCCTTGATTCACCAGGGCAATGTACTTTTGCTTCTGCTCTTCATCCTCCTCTTCCTGTTCACTCTCCTCACCCTCATCATCTGCCTGCTCACCAGCTCCAGCCTCATGCATCTTATCATGGGCTTTCTGGATGAAGTCCAAATGGGCCTCATCCCTCTTCTTGAGCTCTGCCTCCAGAGCGGCATTGCCTGCGTTGTTACCTGCCAACAGCTTCTCAATCAACTGGGTAGCTGCTGGGCTCAGTGCACTAGAGGGCACTCCTAAAGTATTGTTCTCTGCCATTCGACCTCCTTTTACTACTAACCTTTGGAATCTCTTATCTATAGAGGGTGTTAACGCCAAACAGTGTATGGGCTACATCATTGCTTCTGCAGGCTGCTGCTCCCCAGGCTTCTCTGCCTTTATCTCACCCACTTCATGTGTGGCCAATGACACCAATGCATCCCCAAGCTCATCTCTCAACCTTGACAGCTCCTCTACCACAGGATTCACATCACCCTCAGCTGTGCGCTCCTGTGCCAATTGCTGTACCACACAGTCCAAGCTACACACAAACATTGCCAGCTGGCCCACCTCAATCATGGACTTGCGCAACAGCAAAGAGCCACCTGCCTTGACCACAGCATAGGCAATGTCCACACCCATGGACTTCTCCTTGGTGGAGCCCTGCCAGTCCTCTGGCAACGCATCAGTTGCCCCAATAGCCTTAGCCCTTGCCACAATATGCTCCTTGTCACTCTGTGTGGCTCCACCTCTACCCCATGCCTGCACGGCATTCTTCAAGTCCTGCCTCGTGACAATAGGATATGAGCCATCAGGCTTAGCATGGCCCTTGGCAGCCAGCTTCTCCCTCTCCTGCCTGCTGAACTCCCTCTTATACAACAAGTTCATCACTCTCTCCATAAATCGTCTGACCACAGTCTGGTGTGGCCTCAACTCCACAGGAAGCTCAGCCTTCATTAATGCTTCAAGGTCAGGAGGCACAGTAAGGCCATAACGCTTCAACACTTCAATGTGCTCAGCAGTGGCAAAGTCCATTGCAGGTCTATCCACTGCTGACACCTCACTAAACCTTACCCTTGTCAATTTCCAAACCTTCCTCTTGGCCATCAAATCACCCCAAGCAACAACAAGACAATCAGGATAATGAGTACCAAGCCCACACTCCCAGATGGATACCATCCATATCCATAAGGCCCTCTAACAGGAGGCCCACCCCAGTAGCCCCAATTAGGCAACAACGCAACAATGAGCACCACCAACAACAGCACCCAAACCACACGTGGCATAGCTCACCTACCTATGGGATAAGTTGTCAACATGCACTCTAGCATTAGACCATCTCTTCCCTTCAGGGTGATAGCTCACTTCATGCTTACCATCAGCCCCTTTACCACTCCTAGCATACCCAGGGCTCTTGGTCCCATCACCATGATGCACCCACACAGTATCACCCCGTGCAATATCTCCATCTGCCTTAGCTAAGTCAAAGAAACCCCCGCATGCCCTTCTCAAACTCACCCAGCTCCATCTTGTTCTTGGGATGTACTGGTGCCTTGACACCCTTCCTCTGCTTCACCTTAGGCTTAGGGCCCTCTTGTCCCTCAATGTCATCCTCATGCTCATGGCCATCAATTGGCGCCTCTGCATGCATGGGTGGATGCCCAGGCACATGCTCACCCTTAGCAGGCTTAGCTGCCTTTGCACCAGCATACATTGGTGGATGGCCAGGCACATTCTGCCTTGAGCCAAACCTCTCAGCCTTGGCCAACAGCTTGTCCACCTTCTCCCTCAGCTGCCCAGCCCTCCTCACCTCCTCCATCTCATCATCCCCTTCCTCCACCCACTCCTCAGGGTCTGGGCTTGGAATGCCCTCTGCCTGAGTGCGCTTGTTTACAGGTTCAATTGCATGCGCAAACACCAATTGCATCTTCTTTACCTCCTCAGGCTCAGGCAGTAACACCCTGTTATCATCATGCTTCCATCTATCTGCCAAGCTCATTTAAGTCTCACTTCTACACGTCCACTGACAATCCTTGCACTGGCCACCCTAAACTTAGCCCCTGGCTGAAACAAAACCTCTTTCTCCGCACGAATGTTCGACAGCTTGCTAATGTCAAAGCCACTCTTACCAGACAGAGTGAATATCACAGAAGTCTGTCCCTTCTCACTGTTGACACTGGCCATGGTCTCAGCAACACGCTTGTCAGCAGAAGTGCTCAGAAAGCCCTTGTCACTAACAGCTGCACCTTCCTTAAACTTGCTCAGTACTTGCTTAGCATTGCCCTTATAGTTAACACCCCTGAAGACTTGGTCAGGCCCTGGTGAGCACTTACCCAACCCATCCTTCAATGCATCTATTGACTCCTTAGCTGACTTGGTGCATGACTCAGTGCCTCTCAAGCACTCATTCATTTCGTGATAGCCACCCCCAGTATAATGAACCAATGCAAGCATTTCCTTGGGATTCAGTTTCTGTGGCTTGCCACCAGCACCCTCAGCAAACTCACCAGTCTTTGGGTCATGATGTGGGTTGAACTTCTTTAGTCCATCCTCAAAGTCATGTAGACTAAGCTCCACTGTCTATATGACCTTTATATTGTCTATGACCCACCCCACGGTAGTCCCAGTGATTTGTGCCACCTGTGTCACCCTCAGTGGGCTATCTATAGAGGGTGTTAACGCCAAACAGTGTATGGGTACCATTACTGGAATGTGGGTGGAGGTGCCTCAGGCACGCCATCATCCACCTCTACCAGCTCTCTGCCACCAGGCATAACCCTGCCACCAATGCTAAACCCTGGTAATGCTCCATCCATGTACATCCCAATAGCCATAGGGTCAAATATAGTCGCCTCAATCCACATAGCATCAGTGCCAGTAACCGGGTGCTTCCTAATCTCCACAACATCAGCATGCCCAATCACCTTAGGGTCATGCATCAACCTAATGTTGCCCCACCTCTTCCAGTCCCCAGCAGCCTCAGCCAGTGCCTGTGCAGTAATGATATCCCCCTGATTGTCCACAATGTCACTCACAGCACCCCAGCCCTTGACCCTTAGCTTGCCATCAGGCAGCATCTCCTTCTTCTGTACAGGCACCCATACACTCACATCCCACTCATCAGTACCCTGCAATGCCTTAGTAAACACTTGCACAGGAGGAGGAAATGTGTCATTCAGCAACTCATCCTCAGTCAACAGGCCCATTGGCTTAGACGCCATACCAGGCATAGACTTGGCCTGCTGAGGTGTAGGTATAGTTGGATTAGCCTGTGGCGACCCATGCTTCACCTCAGTAGTCACATCCCTCATTGCCTGCAAATACTCCTCCACAGCAGCACTAGACTGCCTCGGTGTATTAGCATTGCAGCACCCAAACTGCTCAACATTCGTGTCCAAGTCAAACAGCTCACTCAGCGTAGTGTTGAGAATGCGGTACAGATAGCACTGATTGTCCTGGTCACCAAAGTAGGCACATGACTCACACCTCACCTGCCTACTGACAAAGCCCACCTCATCAGGCTGAAACACAGCCAACTTAGGACCATCGCTACCTACCGGCTCACCAGGTAAGTACATACCACAAGAATCAGTCTCACCCACTTCAAAGCTAGAAGGCAACAGCGTGCACCTTGACCCAGCAAAGTGCATGCATGTGCCACACTGGGCAAAGTCCCTCACATCCACATCTCTAGGACTGAAGTACAAAAAGGCATCTCTCTTAATGTGTTCCATAATGTATGCGTGCGTGGGAATGGTCTATCTATAGAGGGTGGTAACGCCAAAGATGTGGTGGGGCACTGTCGCTCAGGATAGCCTTGTTCCAGGGGGAGGCACCATCACAAGTGGCTGAGGAAACCTTTGCAAGAGATGCTCCATCATCTTCACATTCATTGCCTTGAGTGCCTGAGGTGTCAAGCCCCATATAGTAACACAGGCAATTGTGGTGCCATCCACACTCAAAAAGCCCCTAATCTCCTCACCAGCCTGGCCCATACTCACATTGACAAATGTGGGGTGGACCTTCTTCTCAGCATCAGCCCTCGCCATTGCTTCCTTCATTATCTCCATTGCCATTGCCACTATCCTCCAATCCTTCTCTGAAGTCTACATCACATGTGCAGGCAGGATGTGCCAATGGTGCAGCATCCCCACTCTGGAAGTCATCATCAATGTCTATCCACCCCTGAGCCTCATTCGCAAGACAATCACTACAGGACCCAGGTGAAGCCAGCCATTTCTTAGATCCCATGTCCGCCGCCTGCGCACCCACCAACTGGCCTTGACCATAGGCACTGCCAACCTCAGTACGTGCAATGAGCCTGGCCCGCATTGGGCTGAATGCCGTATTCTCCTCCATGGCCTCTGCCAACTGCTCACTGGACCAACCCTCCTCAATGGCAGTCTCCACAGTACTGCGCAAATACTCCCTAGTACCATCAGTGATAGCAAATTCAGCCCTAGGATTATCAACCAATTGTCCATCCTCATCCCTCTTGCGGCCCACCAGCTCAGCAGCCCTTGCCCTAGCATAAGCCACAGCATCACTATTCACTTGCCTAAATGCATCAGGTGTACCGACACCAAGGTCTGCCAACTGTGCCTTGCCAGCCTCTGCCACCACTCTCTGGAGCAATGCCTCAGTAGGGTCCACTACTACATCAAATCCCCTGAGGTCCACGGCGTCCAAAACAGCTTGTGCTTGTCTTCTAGTGGAGGGTCTTCTTGGCATGGTGATGTACCAGAGGGGTCACAAGGCGTAGCTGTGGGCATAGGTGTGGGCTCCGCCCCAGTACCACATGACTCCCACACGCCCCTATGCATTGCAAAGCATTCACTATGCTCAAAAGTACATGCACCTAAGAAGGTGCAAGCCAGAAGGACCATACACATGAGTACAAACCAAAAGCTACTCCTCCTTTCCCTTCTGGTTCTGGTTGGTCTCTTGGCCATATGCATCCAACACTTGCTTAATCACCATTGG